GGCAGGCGTTATCGTATGAATTATGACATTAAAAATATGCCGGCGGCGCGTTACATTGAAAGCAAGGTATTCAGCAAAGACACATTGGCAAACCTGCACAAAATAGCTGCGTCAATGGTTATACCGCAAAAGAAGACTTGGTTTGGCAAATGGGTTGACGACAAATACGACGCAAGTAAGCACGAACAATATTCGCAGGATATGCAGGAAGCGAATTTCATTCACATTTATCATTCGTTGGTTTTTTTTTATCAAGTTTACAGAAATTGGATAGAAGTTTCAAGGGACTATATGATAACGGAAATGACGAAGGCGGGTATGACGACGGAACAAGCGGAACAGGTAGTTCAGCTTTTATGCGAATCTACGGGTGGCATTATACCGCCAAACTTGTTGCCGAACACGAAAATATCAGAACTTCAGAAGCTTTTGAAATGAAGACAATTGAATTCTTAAACACAATGGCGTATATGAAAGCTAAAAATTCATACGACCGTGAAGAAGCAAAACGATTAAGGCAGTAGTTGGTTTTTTATTGTTATAAGCAAAGGAAGAAGACCCCGTTTTTTAGCGGGGTTTTTCTATTGCCGGTATTTAGACATATTTTGGCTATTTATTGGTATGACTGAAGGGCAAAGACAGGCGCAATTATTAAGGGACGGATTTTTAGAACGTATTGGCGAACAGTACGATTTAATTGACCCGACTGAATTCCCTATTGCCGAACAAATGCTTATTTTCTACGGAAAACAGTTCAATGACGAAGTACAAAAGAATTTAGCAAAAAGCGGTTCAATTGCAACGGGTAAAATTGGGGATTTAGTTGTACCAAAGGTCAACAAATTCGGCAATGATTATGAAATGTGGCTTGGTTATGACAAAGATAACCCTGCTTCGGTTTATTATAAGTATGTGAATAAAGGAGTTCGTGGGGTTGGCGGTACAAATGCGCGCCCGAAACGTGTTGCTTCTGACACACCATTTGAATACAAAACGCCATATCCAAACAAGAAAATGGCAACTTCTATTTTGCAATGGTACAGATTAGGTAAAGCAAAGTCAACTTCAGAAACGCAGACAAAGAAACTAAGCAAAACCCAACGTAAAAATAAAAAGCTTAAACAGGTTGTAAATAAAGCGGATTCTTTAAAGTCTTTGGCGTATGCTACGGCTGCGGCAATTAAAAGGGACGGTTTACGCACAACTTCATATTTTGACAATGCAGTAAAAGCGGTATTCAATAAAGAATTCTTTGCTGCAATGGCAACGGCTTTCGGTGGCGACGTTCAATTACAAATTAGACAAATTGGAAATAAAATAGAAAATGGCAATAACAGTAAATAGTGTACCCGCGACTTATCCAAGTATGCACGACGACCTTTGGTTTGTGGCGTCTTCAACAAACGTTGGGGTAACAAACTTTAAATTCGTTTACGACGTTTATATTAACGGCGCACAGGTAAGCAGAAACAAAGTATTCCCTGCGCCAAGTGCAGAAGGAAGTTATGGCGTATTTAACGCGTCGCCAATGGTGCGCGCATACGTTACGAACTATTTTGAACCGTCCGGAAATACGGTTTTAATGGCTTCTAACGACAAAATAAAGGTTGATTATCAGGTTCGTATTGGCGAAGAAGTAAGCGGAACTGTGACACCTAATTTGGCTTCAGGTTCTTATTCGGCGTATAACTATTACGCGCCATTATTCGGGGATATATTCACAGAAAACGGCGAAGTACCTTTGGTATTGTCCAATTACTACGACAACTTATTAATTGAGAATTACACAGACGATTGGTTAAGCGACCGCGACAATTCCGATATTACGATTGAATACGGCGACCAATTCTTCATAACATTTTTAAAGATTACGGGCGGCGCTTATAAACTTTGGGTTCAACCAACAAACGAAGACGGAACTTTTGGAACTGCGGTTAGTGGCGCATTGACAATGTCAGGACAATTTAATTTATTTAATTTTCAGGCGGCTGCAATTAACGCTTGGGCGGGTTCTGAAATAATCACACAAAATACATACGGTTACAATGTTTATATTACGCTTGGCGCAGCAACAACAAGGGTTTTACGATTCAGGCAGGTATGTAACCCCAAGTATCGACAGTATAACCTTCACTTTCTCAACAGACTTGGCGGCTATGATTCAATGGCATTCCGACTTGTCAACAAACGAAGAAGTGAATTTCAACGTTCTTCATACAGACGTAACCCGTATCAATTATCAAATGGTCAAATGACCAATATTGACACGTACAATAAATACAACGAAACGACGTATAACTTCGCTATCCAACACACGGATTTTTATATGCTGACTTCTGATTGGGTTAATGACCAAGATTATGCTTGGCTTGCGCAATTAGTAGCGTCACCTATTGTTTATATGGAAGTTCAAGGCGCGTTTTTCCCTGTGACAATTAGAAACACAAACTACCAATATAAATACAAGGTATCGGACAAGCTATTTAATTTTGACATTGAAGTTGAAGTTGGAAAATATTTAAACAGTCAGTACAGATAATGATTAGAACCGAAATATACATTGAAAACGAATTAATCGACCTATTAAAGGACATTGGAACGGATTTCACGTACACGATTGACGACGTGCGTGACTTCGGTTCAAGAAATACGTCCTTTAGCCGTACAATATCAATTCCTGCAACTGCCCGAAATAACAGAATTTTGGGTTTTGCTTTTGACTTAGGTATGGCGCACGAACACAATATGGATTTGCCAAACGTTGCTTCAAACTTTACACCATCACAGGCGGCTAAGTGCGAAGTATATATTGACAAAGTACAGATATTTAAGGGCGTAATTAGAATACTTGAAATTATTACTAATAATGGTTCAACCGAATATCAATGTGCCGTATTTGGGGAATTAGGCGGTTTTATTACGGAATTAGGAAATAAGCGTTTGGAAGACTTAGATTTTAGCGAATATAACCATACTTGGAACGTTACGACAATTCAAAACAGTTGGAACACAATAAATGGTTCAGGTTATTATTATCCATTGATTGATTACGGCGACGTTTCAACCAATAAGGACGATTTCCACGTTAGTACATTTAGACCGGCTTTGTATGTAAAAGAATATATTGAAAAAATATTTGAAGGCACGACTTATACTTTGAATTGCGACTTTTTCAATACAGACTTTTTTAAGAAACTAATTATCCCAAACAATAGTCAGGGAATACAGGGTACAAATGACCAATTTATTCTTGCAACTATTGCAGCAACTAAAACAATTTTAAACAGTAACACACCAACCGCACGTAATATAAATGTACCTTTTGATAATACAACTTTACTTAATTTTACGGAAAATGGAAGCAAGAGTGTATTTACTTATACTGACGGCACAAAGACTGTGCGCGCGTTGGCTTCCATAACCGGAGTATATCAAACTGACGCGGCTTCTTCTATTACTGCGACTTTATACGTTGCAGGTGTTGCCGTTCAGACATTGACACAAAATACATTTTCAGCAAATAACCCTTATACATTCAGTTTTGATTGGACAGGGAATATTGCAAATACTAACACAGTTTATATAAATGTAAGCGTTCCGGCAACTGCCAATACTTATATTGTGACCGTGTCAAATGCAAACTTTACTTTTACGCAATTGGCTGCGCAATTAGCAACTGTTGCGTATAATGGTACTGTTTCAATGAATAACAATTTGCCTAAGGGTATTTTCCAAAAAGACTTCTTTTTGTCAATTTGTAAAATGTTCAATCTTTACGTTTATCAGGATAATATAAATGAAAAACAAATAAACATTGCGCCTTTTATTGACTTCTATTCTGACGCGGTGACAAATTCTTTGGATTGGTCGCAGAAAATAGACACGGCTTCAACAATGTCAATCAAACCAATGTCACAGTTGAACGCGCGTTATTATGCGTATAAATACACGCCTGATTCTGATTATTACAATGACAACTATTTGAAAAAGTACGGTCAATCATACGGGGATTTTATTTATGATTCTGAATTTGATTTTGTAAAAGAAACTGCGACAACGCAAATTATTTTTGCGCCTTCTGTATTAAAGCTGCATTCAGGACAGGATAAATACCATACTGACATATACAAATTGTCAAACAATAACACACAGGAAGACCCAATGGATAGCGTTATTCGTATTTTAATGGCGAAGAAAATAACAGGCGTTACTCAATGGAAAATACAGGAAGACGGCGGCGGTACATTGGCAACAATTACTGATTATGGTTATGCGGGACACTTAGACGACCCAACAAACCCAACGGTTGACTTGAATTTTGGCGCACCAAAAGAATTGCAATTCCCTGCGTCAACTTACCCAACAAATAACTTATTTAATACATATCATAAACCGTACATTTTAGAAATTACGGATATGGAAAGTAAACTTTTGACTTGTAAAGTTTATTTGAATGCTCTTGATATTTACAATTTAGATTTTAGCAGGTATATATGGATAAATGGCGTATTATTTAGATTGAATAAAGTTGAAGCATACGATCCAACGGCATTTAACACAACACAGGTTAATTTATTAAAAGTAATAAACACGAATTAATGGCAGACGAAATCATTGGTATAAAAATAACCACAGATGCCGCGCAGGCAACAAAAGACGTTCAAAATTTAGACAAAGCTTTTGAAAGCACCGATAATTCGGTTAAGAGTTTAAGAACGCAATTAAAAGAAGCACAGGCGCAGGTTGGTTTAATGGCTGACAAATTCGGTGCGACTTCAAAGGAAGCAATTGAAGCGGCTAAACGTGCGGCTGATTTAAAAGATCGTATCGGGGACGCAAAAGCATTGACAGACGCATTTAACCCTGACGCAAAATTTAAGGCGGTTGCTTCTTCTTTGGCAGGTGTTGCCGGTGGATTTAGTGCGCTTCAGGGTGCAATGGCTTTATTTGGCAAAGAAAATAAAGACGTTGAAGCTGCATTATTGAAAGTAAATGCTGCAATGGCATTATCACAGGGTTTGCAAGCGGTCGGAGAAAGCGTGGATTCTTTTAAACAATTAGGTGCGGTTATTAAAAGTACAACGACCTTCCAAGAATTAAACAACGCAGCAACAAAAACGGCAACTGCGGTTCAACGTGCGTTTGGTGTGGCAACAGTTGAAACAAGTACAGGATTCAAGGTTTTAAAAGGTGCTATTGTTGCAACGGGAATCGGTGCATTGGTTGTTTTATTAGGCGAAGTAATTGCAAACTTTGACGCAATTACAGATTGGATTAAAAAAAGTCCGTTAGGCGGTTTGGCAAAAGGAATCGGAAGTTTAGTTGAAGGATTTACTGACTTAATAGGTGTAACAAGCGAAGCAGAACGTAATTTAACTAAATTATCAGCTGCAAATAAGCGCGCAAACGAAGACATTGAAAGTCGTATTAAGATATTAAAGGCGCAAGGTGGGTCAGAAAAAGAAATTTACGATTTAAGCCAACAAAGGGTTAATAATGAATTAAACACTTTACGTGAAAGCTTAAAAACAAAAGGCAAATTATCAGAAGAAGAAGCAAAGCAATTCAGGGATTTAAAAACTGAACAATTAGTTTTAACGGCTGATTATAATAAAAAGGTTTCAGACGCAAATGCAAAAGCGGCTGAAGAAGCTAAAAAGAAACGTGACGAAGCTAATAAACAAGCCATTGCAGATAAAAAAGAAGCAGACAAAATGCTTTTGGATTTGCAAAACGAAAAGGCATTGGCTGAAATTGCTTCCGAAGATGACAAAGCAAAGAAGCAAGCGGAAATAAATATGAATGCCCGTATTGCTGAAATTGAAGCTTTACAGGTTGACATAAAAACAAAGAACGAATTAAAGAAAGCAACTGAAGAAGCGTTTCAATTAGAAGTCAAAGCTATTGACGACAAAACAAAAGCTGAACGCGCTGAAAAAGATAAAAAGTTTGAAGAAGAATTGCAACAAACTTTGTCAGAAGCACGTATTGCTAAATTCAAAGAAGGCAAAGAAAAAGAAATTGCTGCATTGGACGAAGCGTTAGTTGCTGAAACTAAAAAGGTACTTGAAAACGCAGACTATACAGAAGTTCAGAAAAAAGAAATGGTTGCCGTTTTAAAAGAAAAACACGGCGCAGAACTTGCGGCAATAGACGCTAAATACCAAAAAGAAGCTGACGACAAAGAAAAAGAACGTTTGGATTCAATCATTAATAGTGAAACGTTATCTTTTGCAGCAAGAAAACAAGGCGTTGACGACGCTTTGGCTTTGAATAAAAAGCTTTATGATCAAGGTAAAATTGACGCGACTGAATATACCAAAACAGAAAAACAATTAAGCGACGCAAGGGTTGAAATCAGCAAAAAAGAATCGGCTGCACGTGCAGAAAACGCAGGTAAGATTAGCGCTACATTAAAAAACGTTGCCAAAGCTATTGGCGAACAAACAGTTGCAGGTAAAGCGGCGGCAATTGCAGCAACTACTATTGATACCTATATGTCAGCGACAAGCGCATTTGCTTCTTTGGCTAAGATTCCAATTGTCGGTGTGCCTTTGGGTATTGCTGCGGCTGCGGCGGCTATTGCGGCGGGTTTAAAAAATGTTAAGTCAATCTTAGCAGTAAAAACACCTGAAGTACCTTCGGGAACTTCTGAAGCAGGATTTGTAAGCATTCCTTCTTCAGGCGCGCCTGCAACAGGTGGCGGTGCAATGCCTGATTTAGGCGGTGGCACAATGCCTGACTTAGGTGGTGGTGGTGGAGTTGGCGCAGGCGGTGGCGGCGAAACACCAACAGTACGCGCTTACGTTGTTGAACGTGATATTTCAGACGCACAAAGTCGCGACCAAGAAATTCAAAACCGCGCAAGATTCCAATAAACGATAAATATTAAAAATTAAACTATTTATGGGTATGAATACAGATTTACCAATATATATGTTGGACATAACAGAAGACATTGAAGACGATTCGCAAGTTGACTTCATTGCCTTAGTTGACCGTCCGGCAATCCAAAAGAATTGGAACGCATTTAATAAAACACAGAAATTTGAAATCGTTAATGAAGACCGTCGCATTATTAGTGGTGCTATTATGCTGGCTGACACTCCTATTTTTCGCAGCGATAGTACATATGGCGATTATTACGTTGCATTTAGTGCGGATACTATTCTTAAAATTGTACAGAAATTTTTTAAGAAAGGTTTTCAAAGTAACGTGAATTTAATGCACGATTCAAACGCACAATTTGAAGGCGTAACATTATTTGAAAGCTTTATTTCAGACCCTTCACGCGGTATTATGCCAATGAAAGGATTTGAAGACGCACCTGTTGGAAGTTGGTTTGGTTCAATGATTGTTGACAATAACGAAGCTTGGGCAAAAGTAAAAAGCGGCGACATTGCAGGTTTTAGCGTTGAAGGTTTATTTAACTACAAACCAAAAGAAGTAAATAAAGTTGCTTCAATGGTTGACGAAATCAAAAAAATATTGTCACAGGTTAAGTGATAAACATTTTATTTTTTAACTATATAATAAAAAAAGTATGAACGCACAGGAAGCAATTTTAAAAATCAAAGCGTTGTTTGAAGACAATGCTGCGCCTGTTGAAGAAGTTAAAGCTGAAGAAACTAAGGTTGAAGAAACTAAGGTTGAAATGGCTGAATATTCTTTAATGGACGGAACTAAGGTTGAAATTACTGCCTTAGAAATTGGCGGTTCTGTTACTATGGCTGACGGTACACCTGCACCTGCGGGCGAACACGAATTGGCTGACGGGACACAAATTCAGTTAGACGAAAACGGTATTATCATTGAAATTTCTTCAAAAGAAGAAGAAGTTGTACCTGAAGTTGACACAGAAATTGAAGCTAAAAAAGAAGAAGACAAAAAGATTGCAGAAATGCAAGAACAATTTGAAGCACAGATTGCTGAATTAAAAGCAGCAAAAGAAGTTTCAGACGCAAAAGTATTGGAATTAGAAAATAAAGTTAAGCAAGGATTTGCACAGGTAGCCGAATTAATTGAGGCGCTTTCAAATGTACCAAGCGCTGACCCAATTCAAAAGCCAAGCAATTTTTCTGAATTTGTATCAAATAAAGATATCAAAGAAGAAAGATTAAATAAATATAGACAAGCATTATTAAACAATTAAAATTAGATAACAATGGCATTTAATGTATCAGCATTAGCAAACTATACAGAACAAAACGCAGCACTTTTAGTGACTTCTTCTGTATTAGGTGCAAAAACTGCT